ACCAGCACAGGTAGATGGTTCTACTTACACAATTACAATTAGCAATGGTGGTGCTGGATATGTAGATCAAAATCAACCAAACAACAAAGATTTAGTTGTTGGTAAAGTAATCAGAGGTAAGACTTCAAAAGCAGTTGGACAAATTGTGAGTGTAACCGCTGGAGCAAACAATGACACACTTGAAGTATTTTTAATTGAACCAAAAGAATTCCAAGTAAGTGAAGAATTAGACTTTGGTAATGCTGTTAAAAACAAACAGATTACAATTAGAGTTGAATCAGGCATATATGAAGAACAAATGCCAATTAAGGTCCCGGCAAACGTTTCAATCAAAGGTGACGAATTTAGAAGAACAATTATAAGACCGGCACCTGGTGTGTCAACTTCACCATATGCAAGTATCTATTTCTTTAGAGATACTACGTTTGATGGTTTAACAATAGCAACACAAAATTATGGATATCATTATCTAACAGATGTAACTAATTCAGTTAGTGCTAAGAAGAATAACAATCAGATGGACGTGTTCTTAATGAACGATGCATCTATTATTAGAAATATTACATTCCAAGGACAAGGCGGATTTGCTGAAGTACTAGATCCAAATGGACAAGTGCTTACAAAATCACCATACACACAAACAGGTTCATCTTTTTCACAAAGCATTAACACAAAATCATTTAGAGGTGGTATGTTGGTTGACGGTTTTGCTGGTAATGTTGAAACAAGAATTACTAACATAACAAACGCATTTCAATTAGATATTGCTTCATTGGCAGGCACAGGTTTATTTTTACGTAAACCACAAATGCCAGCACCTTTCTATATAAACGGTGCAAGATATCAAGTTGCGGCAATTACAAACTATGATCAATCCGCAGGTACAGCCACAATTAGACTTGCTTCAAGTTCCAACGGTGGTAATGGTTACACAGGTGCAACACCATATGCCATAATAATTCAAACTGCTGGTAATAGATCATTACTTGCTAATGACTTTGTACAAATAAATGATTTAGGTTATGGATTAATTGCAACCAATGGTGGTTTATCTGAACAAGTTTCTACGTTCACTTATTACTGTCATACAGCCATGTATGCAAATAATGGTGGACAAATTAGAGCATTGAATTGTTCTAGTGCAAATGGTAATTATGGTTTAGTTGCTGAAGGTTCAAATCCAAATGAATTAATAGATAACATCACACTTGGTGACAATATGACACAGTGTGGTTTAATTTTTAATGATGGAACAACGAACTATCAACAGAATGTGGATGGCACAGCAATTTATGTTTATGATTTAGAATATGCACCATTCAACTTGTCTGAAGTTGAAATAGATCACGGTGGTGCGATAGGAATTATAAGATATGAAGTTTCTAATGTAGAGGCAACAAATGCTCCAAGTCAACCTGCAACAAGAGACGGAACAGTATACAAAATAAACTTATCAACAGCAGGAACTAATTTAACATCTACAACTGGATTAAAAGGTCCATTGACAGAAGATACAGCAGTTACAATTAGAGCCAGCAGATCATTTAGATTTGAAGATTTAATAGACGTTGCACCGACAAGACCTAGTACGGCTGTGGTGTTTGATGAATACACTACCGCTGTTTACAGATCAACAGCATTCCAAGTAAATGATCCAATAGGTAACGCATTACCATCTAATCAAGCAATCATCACAATGGATTCTCCATTTGATACTGTGAAAATGAATGTTAATATGCCTGAATGTCAGAACAATACTTTCGCTGGCGCAGGAACAACAATGGGTAACACTGTTGGCGACGTGGTTATTGCAATTGACAAATTAACTCAAGCAACTGATATCTCTAGAATCAATAACAACGATATGTTGATTGGTTGGGACGGTAAAGTTCATAGAGTACAAAATTATGTTGACAGAGGAACTTTTGCTACAATTGAATTAGTTGATGTTAATAATATTAATGCAACTCCAATTGGAACAGGTATACAAAGTGTACTTTATAGAGCAAATACTTCTGTAACTTTAAGAGCAAACTTGGCAGACAATGAAACAGGTACTATCACAGTATCAATTTCAACTTGTAGAGCAACTGGACATGATTTCTTAGATATAGGAACTGGCGGATTTAACACAACAAATTATCCAAATGTAATTTATGGTGATCCTCAAGATCCAGTTCAAGCATACGAAGTAGAAGAACGTGGCAAAGGACGTGTGTTCTATGTGTCAACAGACCAAGACGGTTTCTTTAGAGTTGGAAAATACTTTACTGTGGACCAAGGTACTGGTACTGTAACGTTCTCGGCTTCAATTGCTTTAAGTAACTTGGACGGTATAGGATTTAAACGTGGAGTTGTTGTTGCAGAATTCAGTTCTGATTCAGCAATGACTGATAACTCATCAGACACTGTACCTACTGAATCTGCTGTCAGAGGATATGTTAATAGAAGATTAGGTTGGGATCACAACAATCAACAGGTAGGTAACCCAATTGGTGCTGGTGCTGTGGCAAGAGATGGTACTACACCATTCACTGACAATATAAGTGCTGGTGGATTTAGATTACAGAATTTAGCAGACCCAGGTGTGGATCAGGATGCCGCAACAAAATCATATGTTGATAATTTAAATTATCAAACTGACGAAGTGGTCAACAACAGAGATGTAAACATTATAACTCCAATACAATCTGGACAACTTTTAATTTTCAATGGCAAACATAGAATTTATACAACACCAGCAAATGGTGGATTGTTTGGAGGTGGTGACACAATTACAGGTTCTAACAGTGGTACAACAGCAACAATTATAGATTTATTACAAGCATCAGTTCCTGGTTATGGTTTAGCAACAAGAATCACATACACAGTGACAGGTGGAACAAACTTTAATTTAAATGACACAATTGATAACGGCTCTGGTGTAACTGCAAGTGTAATAGATGGTCCGATTGATGAAATAGGAAATGCTGTTGAAGATGCCAATTCAGATGTAAACATCACAGCATCAAGAGATTCATCATCTACAAAAATAGATTTACAACTTGCGGCAGGTTCAATTATTAATGCAGATATTTCACCAACAGCATCAATCAGTCAAAGTAAATTGGCAATGCAGGCGGCAACAACAAGAGCCAATGCAACAAATATTTTACAATCTGATTTAGGACTTGCAAGTTTTGATTCAGATGATTTCCAAATTACAGATGGTTGGGTAACAATTAAAGGTGGATCAATTGACTTAGATGATTTACCAAGTCTTGCACAATATCAAGCATTAGCAAGATCAACAGCAGGTACAGGTGCTCCGGAGGCAGTTAGTTTCACAACTATTGTAGAGAATGGCGGAGGTGTTGTTGATGGAGACTTTGCAGGTGAGGTTGCGGCTGTATCAGATCCTGGTGAAGCGTTAATTAAAACAGGTGCTGGCACATATGGATATTCTAATGTAACTAATTCTAGAGAAGCAAACAGCATTTTAAAAACAGATGCTAATCAACAATTAGACTTAACAAAATTAGCACTGGAAGGCAACACAGCATTTGATGTAGATTCTTCTAAAGTAAGATTAACAACACAAGGTGGAGTTGTTGCATATGAAGTGATAGGTTCAACGAATGCTAACACAGTTCACACTTTCACAGGTAACCAATTTGGATTTGGTGGAGCAGATGCAACACCTAGCACATCAAACGATAATGGTTCTGCTCAAAACACAGTACCAGCATTGGCAAGTGATTACATCTACGCAAAAACAATTGAAGATGGAAACAAAGGTTCTAACTTTACAGGAATTGTGTTTGGTGCAAGTAGCAGTTATATCAATCCATATGATGATTCATCTGAAGGTAAAATAGGTATTGTTGCTAATGGTGTAACAACTGTAATTGCTTCACAAGAAGGTTTAATACCAGGAGGTGGTGCATCAGGAATTAATTTAGGTTCATCCACAAAACGTTTTGACGAAGTCCATGCAAACAGAATGAAAGCAGACATCTTTGATGGTGTTGCAACATCGGCTCAGTATGCTGACTTGGCAGAGAAATTTACAGCAGATCATAACTATCAGCCAGGCACAGTTTTAATGTTCGGCGGTCCAAAAGAAGTATCAATTTCAATTGGTGAAAACAACAAAGCAGTTGCTGGTGTAGTTTCATTGAGTCCTGCATACTTGATGAACAATGCATTGACAAGTGAAGACAGTGTTGAAGTTGCAATGATGGGAAGAGTGCCTTGTAGGGTTGTAGGAAAAATTAGAAAAGGTGATATGCTGGTAACATCAAAAGAGAATGGTGTTGCAACAGCAAGTGAAGATCCTACACTAGGTACAGTGATAGGTAAAGCATTACAAAATTACGACAGTGATCAAATTGGTGAAATAGAAATTGTGGTAGGTAAATTATAATGGCTATACAGGTAATAAACATAGGAACAAGTGCAAACAAAGGTGATGGTGAACCATTAAGAACAGCCTTTGATAAGATTAATGATAATTTTTCAGAACTGTCTCTCAAAGTAACTAATCTTGAGACAGGTGGTGTCACAGTTACGACTGGTGACGTAAAAGGTTCTGTGTTTGGTGACGATTCAACATTACTTGTTGATGGTGTAAACAGCAAAATTCCTTCAGCAAATTTATCTGGTGCATTGCCGGCAATAGATGGTTCAGCATTAACAGGATTATTTTCTGGTGCGTTTGCTGATTTAACAGGTAAGCCAACAACAATAGCAGGTTATGGAATCACAGATGCTTTACAAATAGGTACAAGTGCCACAACTGCTCTTGCAGGAAATACAACTTTGTTCTCAGGTGCCTATGCTGATTTAACTGGCAAACCAACTTTGTTCTCTGGTGCTTATGCTGACTTAACTGGTTTACCAAGTCTGTTTTCAGGTGCATACAATGACTTAACAGGTAAGCCAACTTTATTTTCAGGTGCGTATGGTGACTTAACAGGAGCACCAACAAATATTAGTACATTTACAAATGACTCAGGTTACTTAACTTCAGTGCCAGCACAGACTTTTGTTTCATTAACAGACTCTCCAGCAAACTTTTCAGGACAAGCAGGAAAATTTTTAAAAGTAAACGTAGGTGAGACTGCTTTAGAATTTGGTAATGCGGCATACACAGATGCAGATGTGGACACACATCTAAACAGAGGCACAGCAGGTGCAGGAGAAGTTTTAAGTTGGAGTGGTACGGACTATGATTGGGTAGCAAACACAGGTGGACTTTCAGATGTAGTGTCAGACACAACTCCACAACTGGGTGGTGCATTAGATTTAAACAACAACAATATCACAGGCAATGGTAGTATAAACATTTCAGGTGGTGCCACAGTGTCAGGAAATATAACAGCAGGTACTGGTACAGTGGGTGGCTTAACTTTTGCTGGTACACAGATTGCATCAGACGACAGCACACAGATTTCATTCCAAGACAATATTGAAATAGCAGGTGGTCCTATTCTATCTAGTACAACTTTTACGCACACAGGAACATTTGGAATCACAGCAAACACATTGAATATAAACGCAGGCTCATTTGGACAGGTAAACATTGGAACAAATCAAGGTACGGCACCTGTAGTATTAGGATCATCAAATAACGAGACAGAAGTCCTTTGTAGCGGTGACTTGTTTATACATTCTGGTATAATGCACCGTCACACATCAAAAACTGGTGCAACAGGCACAGTGGATCATGACATGGACGATGGACACGTTTTCATGCACAGCAGTATTGCGGCAGACTTCACAGCAAACTTAACTAATTCTAAAATAGGAATTAACACACAAACCACAGTGACATTTCTTTTAACACAAGGTGACCCAGCAAGAATGGTGACTGGATTAGAGATTGGTGGAGTGAATCAGACAATAAGATGGGCAGGCAATAGTACGCCATCAGGAACAGCCAATGGTTTTGATCTAGTGTTATTTAGAATTTTTCAAAAAACCACTGGTAACTACACGGTACTAGGACAAAGAATATCCCATGGAGGAGTGTAATGATTAAATATTGTAAAGTAAGGGGCAAAAATGGCAAATAGAATACCATTAGTAGTAGACACAACAGACGGCAATAAGATAAAAGAATTACCAGTCGGTGATAATCTTGATCTTACGAATTCACAACTGGTAAATGCCACAAGTGTACAAACACAAACACTGTCAATTGGTGGTACAGCATTCACAGGTTCATACACAGAACTAACAAATAGACCAACAATACCAGCAGACATTAGTGATCTAACAGACACACAAAGTTTATTGGGCCAAGGTGGTGGCGGTGGTAACACAATTATACAAGGTGGCGGTGGATTAATCATCACAGCAGATGATTCTGTTCAAAGAACAATATTGCCAGGCAACACACTACAAATTCAAGGTTCAGGTGATGTCAGTACAAGTTTCACAAATGTAGGTGGCACAGACACACTAACAATTTCTGTTTCACAAAATCAAGACAACAATACCACATACACTTACACAGCAGTGGATGGTAATGATGCAAATTCAAAAAGATTAAGACTAACAGACAGCACCAGTGCAACACAGGACGTCACTTTGGTGGCTGGCACAAATGTTGGTATCACAAGAAGTGGTAGCGAATTAACTTTAACATCCACAGACACAGATACAAGTTATGGATTAAGCAGTGCCACTGACGGTGATGGTGATGTTGTGATGAGATTAACAAGTTCAGGTGGCGCAACTGATGATGTAAAAGTCACACCTGGTACAAATATATCTGTCACAAGAACAAATGACACAAGTTTTGTAATCAACAACACACAAACACTAGCAAACGCATTTGGAAGATTTATTGTTGGTTCATCTAATGTTGATGCCACTTCAACAGGAGATGCATTAACACTCAACGCAGGTTCAGGTATTTCATTAACACCAAATGTTGCTAACAGAACAGTTCAAATTGACAACACCTTTGTTGATCAAAGTTTATTTCAATCTGTTTCTGCTGATACAGGTTCAAGAACAGCACAAAACACCACAGACAGTTTAAGCATTATTGGTGGAACGGGTATTAGTACATCAATCACAAACAATGTATTGACTGTGGAATACGTGGGTGCATCAGGTGGAGCGTCAAACAATTTTGAAACTATTGCTATTGGAACTCAAGAAGCAAACGTACAGATGATTGCAGATGATCCTAACGATACATTATTCATAGCAGGTGCAGGACATATTTCAATTGCAGGAACAGGATCAGGTGCAGGTACAACAGTAGATCAGATCACAATTGGTTCATCAATTACAGCATTGTTCACAAGTGTTGATGGTGATACAGGAACAAAAACTGCAACAGGTTTAACAGAAAATTTAAAAATTAAAGGTGGTTCAGAAATTTCAACAGCAGTAAATGGTTCAGGTGAACTTGTAATTGATTATACAGGTGCAGGTTTGGCAACTGCCGACAACCATGCATACAAAACAATCACAATCACAACAGGTGGTGGAGTTCAAGCAAGTTCCAATGTTGACACACTTAATATTGCACCAGGCACAGGAATAGCAATTACTGGCAATGCGGCAACTGACACAATATCATTTGAAAACACTTCTCCAAATGTGGACCAAAATATTTTCTTAAATGTATTAGCAGGTGGACAAACAATCACAGCAGATACACCAACAGACACTTTGGCTTTTGTTGCAGGCACAGGAATAAGTGTGTTAGGAAATGCTACAAGTGATGAAATTACAATCACAAACAGTGCACCTAACGTTGATCAAAATATTTTTGCTGGTATTCAGTATGGTGGAAATCTAATCACACCTGCAACTGCAAGTACAAATTTAACTTTATTAAGTGGTGGTGGAATAGATTTTTCTTTAAACAATTCAACTAAAGAATTAACATTCACAAACACGACACCTAATGTTGATCAGAATATTTTTGCAAATGTGGCTGTCAGCGGACAACCTACTGTTACAACAGCAAGTACAAATGAAGTGTTGACTTTTGTAGCAGGAACAAATGTATCTATTACAACAGATAATACAGCGAAATCAGTTACAATTAATTCAACAGCATCAGGTGGAAATCAAAATTTATTCTCTGAAGTTGCTGTTACAGGCGGAGGATCAAACATTGTAGCAGATTCAAACACTGACACATTAACTTTCACAGCAGGCACAGGTGTAAGTATTAATGCAAATCCTACAACTGATACAATTTCAATTACAAACACATCACCAAACGTAAATCAAAACTTGTTTGAAACTTTCAATGGTGATTCAGGTTCTTATGTTGCGGCGGCGGCAACTGATGAATTTAATATTCAAGGTGGAACAGATATATCAACAAGCATTACAGGTTCAACACTTACCATCAATTACACAGGTGGTGGCGGTGGTGGCGGAAGTCAAAATCTTTTTGCCACAGTAGCAGGTGACTCAGGTTCTACAACGGCAAACACACAAACTGATACACTTACGGTAGCAGGAGGCAATGATATTGCTACATCAATAACAGGCGATACAGTAACAATATCTGCTAGTCGTACAAGAACAACTGCAAACGTAACCACTGGAAGCATAACAAATAATTCATCTACTGATGCTACAATTACTGGATTTAAAACATATGCATTATACAAAATTCAAACCACTGCGGCTTCTTGGGTGAGACTTTACACAGACACAGCAAGTAGAGGAGCAGATGTAAGTAGAACACAAGGTGTTGATCCGGCTCCTGATGCAGGTGTTGTTGCAGAAATAATTACAACTGGTGCAGATACAGTTTTAATGTCACCATTTGTAGGCGGCTTTAACAATGAATCAAGTCCAACAACTGATATTCCAATAAGAGTAACAAATTTAAGTGGCGGGTCCACAACATTTACTATCACGTTAACACTTCTTCGTTTGGAGGATTAATATGAAACAGATATACGATGTGGTGCTTGTTGCTAACACAGACAAACAAGCATTCGTAGACAGTTTCGATAGCGATACTCAGGCTGACTGGTGGAACATGATGTCTGAAATGCCAACACTTATCTGCATGAATGTTGAAGATAGTTTTTTAGAAACATTCAAACAAGACCCAAGGATAGTAAAAGTAGAAGAAAGATTGCAAGCCTTTCCAGCCAGTTTACCTGCGTTTCATAGCATAACCAAAAATGTCTGGTCAAGTACAAGCACACTAGGAACCTTCAATAATGGCGCTGATTATATGCCTTTACAGTTTTACGTTGACACAGATATAATACAAAGTTCACAAACTGTTGGAGCAAATGATCAAACTAACACCATTTCAAATGCAACTTATCAAAGTAGATGGACAGGAAAGCACGTTGACATCGTGACACTTGAAGTGGGTCCTGTTAATTCATCACGTGTAGGTTATCATGATTCACATCCTGATTTTGACGATCCAGATAATCCAGGCACTAGCAGATGGATTCCAATGAATTGGCAAGATTTAGAAGAAGCAAGTAATAATCAGATCACTAGCAATAGTTGTGTAAGTGACCATGGAGCAGGAGTATTAAGTGCGTCAGGTGGGTCTATATGTGGTTTTGCTAAAAAAGCCAATTTAAGAGCCGCTTACTTGGTTACAGGTGATGGAACAGTTGAATGTATCAATGCCATCACTGCATGGCACAACAATAAAAGTGTTAACCCAACAACTGGTGTAAAAAATCCAACTATTATGATTGCTGAATATCAATATGTAAGAAACAGAGCAAGAGCAGTTTTAATAGATGATGTTCAAAGTATTACAACTCCATCAGGAACAATTAATAGACCAGGCGGTAGTTGGGGAACTGACTTTACATCATTTGTAAACAATGGCATAATGCCTTTCAAAGTTTTAGATCCAGATACTGCCACATGGAATTGGTGTTGTGTTTTTCCTGTGCAGGCTGTTTTTTCTGCATTGAACACGGCTTTAGAAGCGGCATGGGACGCAGGTATTATCAATATGAATGCCGCTGGAAATGATAGTGGAGTATATGTGAAGTATACTGATTCAAGATTTCAAGGAACTTATTGTACAACTTCAGGCACAATTACTGAATACAGTGTCACCGCAGACGGCGACGTCACAAAGACCACAACTTCAACATCGCAATGGTTTCCATTTTACAGTTACAATCCAATTGGTTCTGAAAAAGGTATTGATGTTGCCGCAGGACAGAATTCAGAAACTCATCCTGTGCTAGATTCATACACAGTTCGAGGACCTGGTATAGATATAGTTGGCTTAGGCGCTTATACTTGGACAGCATATCCAAGTTTACAATATAGCGATGGATACAGATTTGGAAATTTCAGCGGAACCAGTTGTGCTACTCCTACTGTTGTAGGCAAAATGGCTTGTTTATTGGAAAGATACTACACTTACAATGGTCAGTATCCTACGCCTAATCAAGCAAAACAAATCTTACTTTCAGAAGCACAAGAAATAATTAAAGATGTAAGTTCTACAACTTGGAGTGCTGTTCCTTCTGCTTCTACTAATTATTCCAACAATGAAATAGCAGGCACCCAAAATGTACTTAATCATATTCAGAATGGTTATTTGAGTGCAAATGGTGGATTAAGATTTTTAGATTTATTAGGAACCACAAATAAAAGGGCATATCATAATGCACATAGTTTTGATAGGAAGCACACACAAGGTAAACGCCCAATTTCAGGCCCTGTGTATCCAAGACCTAGACGGAAACGCAAAGGATAAATACAGTTATGGTACAGAGCACAATCAATATTGGAACACTAGCAAACGATGGCACAGGTGATGATTTAAGAGAAGCCTTTATCAAAGTTAATAACAACTTTAACGAATTATATATTCGAACACCTGAAAGCACAACTGCTTCAAACAAATTACCAGATGATGCCACAACTGCTGGAGTATTTGCAGACAAAACCAACGACAATTTAAATTTTAAAAGTTTAAAAGCAGGTCCAAACATTTCACTCAGTAATGATGCTAATCAAATAACAATCACTTCTTCAGGTATTGTTACAATCTTCTTGAGCACACAAAGTGGATCATTAACTCCAATTGGTGCACAAGGTAATGTAACATTCACTGGTACAGGTGGAACAAGAACATCAGGTTCAGGAGCAACATTAACCATAGACAGTCAATTAGCAAATGAATTAACACCAACACTAGGTGCAAATTTAACTGGTGGTGGTTATGATATCACAGGCGTTGGCACAGTCACAGCAACAAATTTTAATGGTTTATTAAAATCCAAAGACATAACAGATTTAGACAGTCTAGTAGGTTTTGACTTTGGTAATATGGACGGCAACATAAACAACATATTAGAGTGGGTAGAATCATTCAATCCGGTTAATATGGGTACTTTTACTGCTCCTGCTTCACAGACAGTAAACTTAGGTTCTATCTAATCCACTTTTTACATCCAGATAAATATCTATATCATGCATGATTTATGGACAGTACAAACAGGACACAATCTCGGCACATTTCAAGAAAAAGTGCCTACAACCATAGCATTACCTATTAGTGGTGCAGACACAATTCAAAAAATAGCAGGCACAATACCACCTGGATTGAGATTGGAAGGTTCCAATATAACAGGTACACCATTTCAAGTAAGTAGATCAACACAATACGAATTTTGTTTAAGAGCAAAGCATGACACAGGCATTCAAGATAGAACTTTCACAGTAAACATAGAAGGTCCAGATGCACCTACATGGATAACACCAACAGGTTTATTGCCAGTAGGAGGTAGTAGCCAATTGTTTATATTAGACAGTGCTTATGTTGATTATCAATTACAAGCCATAGACGCAGATTTAAGTGCAAACGCCACACTAGAATATTATATTCCAGAAGGCAGTGGCACATTACCACCAGGACTTACTCTATCAAGCACAGGAAAAATTTCAGGATTAGTAGATCCAATACTTGCATTGGACATTGCTTCTAGCACAGGTTATTATGATTCAAACGATTATGCATCTTCTCCATTTGATTTTGGTTTATCAGGTTCAGTTGCAAATCAAAGTTTTTATTTCGACATTAAAGAATTTCAAGAATTATACAATCAAGGAGTAACAACTCGTAATCAAAGAAAATTAAACAGATATTATTCTTTTACTGTAAATGTAACAGATGGAGATTCAACAACAAGCAGAGATTTTCAAATATTTGTTGTAGGAGATGATTTTTTAAGAGCAGACAATACTATCATGCAAGTGGGTACAGGTGTATTCACATCAGATGGAACGTTCTTACGAAATCCACAATGGTTAACTCCAGCAGACTTAGGTTTTAGAAGAGCAAACAACTATGTAACAATATATTTAGAACTGTATGATCCAAACACAATACCAGGACAGGTAAACTATATACTTGAAAGACAAAATAGTGATAATTCTGACAGTGTTTTACCTGAAGGAACATCTTTAGATTCTGCAACAGGAGAAATTGCAGGCAGAGTTCCATATCAACCAGCAATAACAAAAGAATATAAATTTACAGTCACAGCAATTAGATCAGGAACAGGTTCCGATTTAGTTTCAGTAAGTATTTTTCCGTTTGAAGACACACAACAAGGATTGGATCAAGTTAAAATTGTTAAACTTTCAACAGATGCAAGTGATGGATTAGATGATTTACAAAGTCTAGTCAATAAAAAAATTACAATTAACAAAACAGAATACACAATATCAGGTGTTGACGGTTCAGATCAAAGATATGATGTGTTAACTTTAAGTTCGGCTTTAGTCAGCAATGATTTATTAGTGTACACAGGCACAGTTTATGAACCTGTACCTTATAGAAATGGCATACAAAACTTAATCACAAGAGCAAACAATGAAATTTTTGTTTACAACAGAGTTGACAAAGACAAATACAAAACAAGAACATTAAGAATTAATAATGTCGATTATGTGATTGATGATATTCAAACTGTTTTAAGTGAAGGTCAACCACAAGATCAAGGCATAGCAAGTGCCACTGCAATGGAGAAATTAATTTTAAACATTCCATTACAATCAGGATTTGTAAACGGACAAAATATAAGCATTGGTGCATTTAAAAATGAAGTCACTACCTTAGATATTTTATTGAAAAGTACAGACACGGAACCAAGAAAAAGTAAAACATTCACAGTAAAAGTATTAGGAGAAGTAGACAGCACAATTACTTGGACTACTGCTTCTGCATTAGGAACACTTAAAGCAAATTTAATGAGTCATTTGAAACTAGATGCAACAAGCACAGTGCCAGATGCAAAAATGAAGTATATTTTAACAAGTGGAAGATTGCCACCAGGATTAAGTTTAACAATAAACGGTGAAATTATTGGCAAAGTTAGATTATATCCTGACGGAACACTGCCAGGTATTACATCATTTGACAATGGCAGTTTTACTTTAGACGGTGGCACAACTACAATAGATGAAAGTTATTCATTCACAGTAAGAGCACAAGATAGATTTGGTTTCAGTTCTGTTGAAAGAACATTTAAAATTGGTGTGCAAAAAACAACAACATTAGAATTTACAGATTTATATGCACGACCTTTCTTAAAACAAACTCAAAGAGAGTATTTTAAAGATTTTATCAGTAATCCTAACATTTTTGATCCAGAAAAAATTTATAGACCCACAGACAACGATTTCGGATTGCAAAAAGAATTAAAAATGTTAATGTACTCTGGAATTGAAAAGAAAAATGTTGCAAATTACGTTACGGCAGTATCAAGCAATCATAAAAGAAAAAGATATAACTTTGGTGCAATAAAAACTGCTGAAGCAAAATACGAAGGAACTAACACTGTGGCTTATGATGTTGTGTATGCAGAAGTAATAGATCCTGCTGACAGCAATACTGGAAACACAAAACAAAAATTAGACCTTAAAGCACTCAATAGATTACGTGTAAATCAAACACAACTTGAAGTTACTGATGACAGCACAAAATTAAATGTTGGTGGAAGTGTTTACACAATATTCTTCCAAGGTGATACACAGGCACAGGTATCTGCTGTGGGGACAAGTTTAGAAGTATTGACACGTACAGGTAGATTATTAATTGATGTTCCAAATGGTCAATTATTTGTTGATGTACAGAATGGTCCTGATCTTTTAGTTGGAACAGTTGAACAATTAAATGCTGATCCTTATAGATTTAGACCCAAAGGAGATGTTATCAAAGTAGACAGCAACTTGTTGAATGCAAGTGCAACAGATGAAGATGTAAGATATATCAGTAATATCACAAATATGAGAGAAAAAGTAAAAGTATTAGGAACAACTGAGGGAGGATTATTACCACTTTGGATGCGTACAGCACAAACAGGCAGTCTATCTGCACTAGGATATACACCTTCAGTTCCACTTTGTTATTGTAAACCAGGACAAGGTGAAAGTGTGGCATTGGCTATCAAAAACAGCAATTTTGATATAAGAAATATCAATTTTGAATTGGATAGATACATTGTAGACGGCACAACAGGAGATAATACAGAACAATACGTACTCTTTCCTAACTATCAGTATAACATATAAGGTAAATAACAGTAGGATATAAATTATGGCAAGCACAATAGACGATACTAGCATAGACGCAACATTTCCAGTGGCTGGACAGGACAACAATAGCCAAGGATTTAGAGATAATTTCAACACAGTGAAATCAAACTTTGTTGCGGCTAAATCAGAAATAACAACACTACAAACAAATTCAGCAAAATTAAATGCAAATAACAATTTTTCTGGAAATGAAATAAGTGGTGCATTATTCAAAACAAACTTCACAAAAACTCATGATATGGGATCTGTTACAACTGATCAAAACATCAGTGTTGCTAATGGAAATTTCCAAACAATCATAGTAGGTTCAAATGTTACATTAACACTTGCAGACTTCAGCAATCAGAACACTGCTTTAGAAAGTGTTGTTGTATCTATTCTTAAGTCAGGTGGTGACAGAACAATTACTTGGGCAGTGAACGGTGGCACATTGAAAAAAGATGCTGGTATGCCAGACCCATTCTTAGCAGACAGTACAACTAATCCTAGAGTAGTTGAATTCTTCAGTTACGATAAAGGTGTAACTGTATTTGCTAGATACGTAGGTCAATTTTCGTAAGATGTTATGTTTCATCCTTTCACAAAAGACCTGAAAGAAATTCCAACAGCAGAAATAGAAAAGAAATTGCAAGAGTTAAGAACCAAATATCTTAAGGCTCGTAATCCGGAACTCCAAAAACAATTGAATTTTTTTATTATAGACTTCCAAGAAGAACTTAAAATGCGTTGGTACAAAGAACAACAGGAACTTCAAAAAAATTCTGGAAAAGATCTTGACAATTTAATAAATGTCGAGTAATATAAAGAATGCAAAAAACAAATACAGCACAAAAAATACATCAATTAAAATCTGGTAGAAAGAAATTCAAACGCAAATTGGTATCCAAATTAAAAACCAAAGCAAGAAGATCATTGACTTATTAGTCAAAATCAGTTACAATTACATATGCAGATTGATTCTTTAGGATTGCCTAAGTATGGCACACAGGATTTGATGGATCTTGTGTACAAAGGTAAATTAGACACTTTGTTCAAAGTGTATGCGGAAAAGAATGAAGAAACCACGCAGTTCAACAGTGCTGTAAAAGAATCTGGACAAGGACCAGCAATAAAATTTTATGAACAACTAGATATTGGCAGAGAAGAGTTTGATAAACTGTTGCAAACAGAATGGTTTATGCCAAATAGTTTTAAAAACTTCGATATAGAAAAATATATAGATCAGATGTGTCCAGATATAGAAGCAAATAAACAAAGAGTAAAAGATGAATTAGATGCTTTTAAAAAAATGGAAATGATGAATTTATTGAAATTTCTACACTTTTTGGTAACGTTTATGAAACAAAACAAGATTGTATGGGGTGTAGGCAGAGGCAGTTCGGTAGCAAGTTATGTACTATTCCTTTTGGGAGTACATAAAGTTGATTCAATTCAATATGGCTTAGACTGGAGAGAGTTCCTTAGATAAATACATACATAATAGGAGAACAACTAATGGCGGTTAAACAAACAGGCAGAAGAACATATAAAACCATGCAAGGTAAAAATGTTGACATGGATCTTTTAAGAAAACGTAATGAATTAACTCAAGCAGTTGGCAATGCCAAAGTAAATGCTAGAGGTGATGAATTAGGCCCAGGTGGCAAAATTATCAAAAAAAGAGAAGAAGTTCTTGCTGACTACTACAGAGACAATCCAACTAAAGTTCCTTCAAGAAACAAAGCAGATGGAGAAGCACCAGTTGAACATACACATGACAACGTTACAACTCATAGTCATGCAGATGGTGATAAACCACACACTCATGAAGAAACTGTAAAAGAGGATTGGGTTGAAGACGCAGACGGAAATTTTGTAAAAAAAGATAGCGAATAATGTCCACTGTTAGAGTCTACCAAGCAGAAGACCTCAGACCAATTCATGATAGAGTACTTGTAACCGAGATGGAGTTCGGTGAACAGAAAACATCTGGAGGAATCATAATACCAGGTGATGATGGTATCGCAAGAGGTATACATCCAAGATGGGGCAAAGTGATTGCCAAAGGTCATGAAAACACAGATGACTATGAGATAGGAGATTGGATTCTGGTGGAACATGGCAGATGGACTAGAGGAATAACATTAGAAAATTCAAAAGGCAAAGTGGTTGTACGAGCAGTGGAAGCCAAATCGGTTTTGGGCACATCAAAAGAAAAACCTACTGATGCCATTACCAGAAAAACGGATTCAAATCAAACTGCATTAGTAGAATAATTCTTGACAAATTAAGAAATACATCATATACTTAAGATATGAGAATTCCAGAAATACGAAGCAAAGGACTGAACACTACTGGACTGACCGGTATTGTGTTAATGGCTTTACATTTAACAAATATGATTAATGGTTGGTGGTGGATTCCACTTTATATCATTTTAATATTAAGTGGTATAGGTCAAGAATACTATAGGAAAGATTAATGTACAAACCATTGCCTAACGGAATAACAATTAAGGAGTCTAATGTGCAAGGCTTAGGTGTATTTGCCACCAAAGATTTTGATGCAGATGTCATACTAGGTATCGTGCATATCCTAAATAAAAATTTTCCGCATGGTGCTATTAGAACTGCCTTAGGAGCATTTTATAATCACTCAGATAATCCTAATTGTAAAAATGTTGCAGGCTTCTGGCATCAACTGCCAGTAAAATATTTTATGACTGTTAAACCTATCAAGGCAGGAGAAGAACTTACTGCCAAATATAGTTTATACGATGACTTCAACGATAATAATTAGAAGGGAAAAATAATGGGTCCACTCTTGACAGCAATAGCAATAACAACTATAATAGTAATTGCAATATTATATTGGGTACCAATAGTATGAAAAAA